TCACAAAGCCACGCATTGAAATCACAGCAGCTAAGTATGCAGAAAACACAATCCGTGCAGCACTAGGTGATGAGAACGCTCGTCAGTACCTACGCGCAGCAGATGACACAACTGATAACGCTGGTCTTGTACCAACACGCCAATTGTCAGAAATCATCAATCCACTAGGCACAACAATCCGTCCATCAATTGAAGCAATCTCACGCGGAGTGCTTCCAGATGCAGGTATGACATTCGAAATTCCAAAGATCACAGCGATGCCAACCGTTGCAGTAACAGCAGAAAACGCAGCGTTTTCAGATACAGATCAGAACTCAGCGTTCCTTTCAGTAGATGTTAAGAAGTATGCAGGACAGCAGACATTCTCTGTTGAGTTGCTAGATCGTACATCTCCAGCATTCTTTGATGAGTTAGTCCGCAACATGGGCGCAGCTTACGCAAAGGCAACAGATGCAGCAGTAAATGCCGCTCTTATTACAGGTGCATCACTAGATGCAACAACAACAGTTACATACCCAACAGCTTCTGAGTTGCTAGGAATTGTTGCTCGCGGTTCAGCATCTGTCTATAACGCAACACTAGGCTTGCCTAACCCATTCGCTCGTAACATGATTGTGAATACTTCACAATGGTCAAACATCATGACACTTAACGATGCAGGTCGTCCAATCTACAACGCATCACAGCCAATGAACGCAGGCGGTGTAGCAACACCAACAGCACTACAAGGCAACGTAGCAGGATTGAACTTGTTCGTAACACCAAACACAGCTTCAGGAACAGACACAGATGGTTCAATCATCATCGTCAATCCAGATGCTTACACATGGTACGAGTCACCAAACTACCGACTCCGCGCAGAATCAACTGCAAACGGATCAGTAACAATTGGTTACTACGGCTTTGGCGCAATCGCAACTAAGGTTGCTGCTGGCGCATTTAAGAACAACAAGGCGTAAGCCACACTAAGTCGCTCTGAGGGGTAGTAGCCCTCTACCCCTCAGAGTCTTTAGAAAGGAATGGGAATGGCACTCACAACAGTTGCAGAGCTCCGTAGCACTCTCGGAGTAGGTACGCTGTACCCAGATGCCACCCTTCAAGAAGTATGCGATGCAACGGATGCAGTCCTACTTCCAATGCTTTGGGCAGATGTTAATTTTAATGTGGCACATAGCAACACAGCTACAGTAGGAACTCTTTATTTTGATATACCTGTTAAAGATATTTATTATGTAGGTGAGACAGTAGTTGTGACCAATAACAAGTCTCACTTAAACGGATCTAAAACAATTACAGCAGTGGGCGATTATTCAATTTCTTATGCGATAACAGGCACACCAGCAGTTGAACCGCGCCATAATGTCAATCCTTATGGAACAGTTACTTCAAGTGCATCAACTGACTGGACAGCAGACATGGCAATTCAGCAAGCAGCTTTAATGATATCTGTTGAAATCTGGCAAGCAAGAACCGCTACCCTTTCAGGTTCTAATCTTGTCGATTTCCAGCCAAGCCCTTACCGAATGAGCGCACAGCTTCTCGCTAAGGTGCGAGGATTGATAGCACACGCACTCGACCCACGCTCGATGGTGGGATAATGACAATTGCTCTCACTACTCTTAGAACGACACTTGCCACAGCTTTAGTCGATAACTCAAAATGGCAGACCTTTGCATTCCCGCCTGCCACAGTATTGGCTAACTCAGTCATTGTTAGCCCAGATGATCCTTACATTACTCCTAGCAATAATGCTCGTAACACAGTAAGCCCTTTGGCTAATTTCAAGTTAATTATTACGACCCCGCTTTTCGATAATGAAGGCAACCTTAATGGGATAGAAGATTTCGTAGTTCGAGTGTTCAATCTGCTTGCTGCATCTTCTTTGACCTATAATGTAAGCGCAATTAGTGCGCCTAGTGTTCTCAATGCTGCGTCTGGAGACTTACTCAGTTGCGAGATGTCCGTATCAATCCTAACAAGTTGGAGCTAACATGTCACTAACACCAGAGGATTTGGCCTTCTTGAAGAAGATTGGTCAAGCCAGCGAACCAGCACCAAAGCCAGTATCAACCAAGAAAGATGAGGAATAATCAATGGCAATTTTCTTAAACAATAAGGTCGGATTTAAGGTTGCTACTGTCAATCTTTCTGATCATGTAACTGCTTTTAGCCTTGCTCGCCAAGTAGATGCTCTAGAAGTAACAGCAATGGGCGATACAGCTCATAAGTTCGTTGCAGGTCTAGCAGCAGATACAATCACAGTTTCATTCCTAAATGACACAGCAGCTTCAAGCGTTCTAGCAACACTTCAGTCTGCATTCGGTACAACTGTTGCATGGCAGGCAGTTCAAGATTCTTCTGCTGCTATTTCAGCAACTAATCTTCTATACTCAGGTACAATCTTCGTAGATAACCTAACTGACATCAATGGTGCAGTTGGCGATGAAGGAATGATTGACATCACCTTTACATGCAACAGCAAGACTGCTACTGCATCTACAGGTACTTGGTCATAAACTAACTAAAAAAAGGGGCAGCTCATGGCAAGACTAAAAATAGTTCGTACAGACGGAAGCGTTATCGAGGGTGAGATTACTCCAGCAGTGGAGTATTCATTCGAGTTATTCGCTAAAAAGGGTTTCCATCGCGCTTTTCGAGAAGAAGAAAAGCAGACGGATGTTTATTGGTTGGCATGGGAAGTCACACGCAGATCAGGTGAAACTGTTAAGCCGTTCGGGATTGAGTTTATTGAGACACTTAAGAGTGTTGAGGTACTTGACTCAGACCCTTTAGCTTAAAGCGCGATTATCCATTCACCTACTTAATAGCTCGCTTGAGCATTAGGTTGGGAATCGCGCCACAGCAGTTATTAGAGTTAGACCCAATAATGCTTCAAGCCTTGTTGAAGGGTCTCAAAGATGAAGCAAAGGAGATTCAGGATGCCAGTAAGCGTAAAGGGCGGTATTGAACTCCGTAAGGCTCTACGCGCTTATACTCCAGACTTGGCTAAGCAGATGCCAAAAGAGATTGCAGCAGCCTTAAAACCCGTTGTGAAGGTCGCTAGAGGGTATGTGCCAGACAACGGCTCAATCCTTAGCGGATGGCGTAGTCGAGAGAATTACACTGGCAGATTCCCACTCTTTGATTCTCGTTCTGTTAAATCTGGCATCTCATATAAGACCACTCCATCTAAGGCTAACTCCAGAGGCTTTAGATCATTAGCGCGTTTATTGAATAAGACCGCAGCTGGTGCAATATATGAAACTATGGGTCGCAGGACTCCATCTAGCCGATTCGTCCAGAATCAAAGAAACAAGTATGGATCAGAGTTTAAGGGTCAAGGCAAAGAACAAGGCACTCTTCTCTTTCGTGCCTATGATGAAGATAGAGGTTCAGCTCGAGATGGTGTTCTAAGAGCTATTGAAAAGGCCAGCAAAGACTTTAAGAGAGCAACAGCATGAGTATTTTAATTGATGTCGCAGCGGAGTTTACTGGCAAGAAGGCTTTCAAGCAAGCGGAAAGTGCAACCGATAAACTCACTAAATCGGTTAAGACTTTAGGTAAGACTCTAGGAATCAGTTTAGGTACTGCTGCCGTTCTTGGCTTTGCTAAGGCTTCGGTTAAGGCAGCAGCAGCTGACCAGAAGGCTCAACAGCAACTAGCACTAGCTCTTAAGAATGTTGGTCTTGGTAGAGATGCAGCAACTGCCGAAGGATACATCCAACGCCTTCAAAGTGAGTTCGGAATTGTGGACGATAAACTTCGTCCGAGTTATCAGATTTTAGCAATCGCCACACGAGATACTGCCGAAGCGCAAAGACTTATGGGCATCGCAATGGATGTCAGTGCAGCGAATGGTCTTGACTTAGGTGCGGTTTCAAAAGCATTAAGTAAGGCTTTTTTAGGTAATAACACGGCACTGTCTAAACTAGGGGTAGGCATATCTAAGGCAGACCTTAAGACTAAATCTTTCAAGGAAATCACAGACCAGTTATCAGTCACCTTTGCTGGAGCTGCTACAACTGCTGCAAGTGGTTATCAAGGTTCATTAGATAAACTGACTGTTGCTTCCAATAACTTTAAGGAATCAATCGGCACTGGCTTGATTGAAGCCCTGCAGATTCTTTCAGGCGATGGTGGCCTTGCTACTGCCACAACTGCATTCGAGAAACTCGGCACAAAGATTTCAGATGCCACTGTTGGCCTTGCCTATTTCTTAAAGGATGTTAAGGCAATTCCGGGGGCTTCTGCTGTTCTTTCTTTGCTCAGCGATCCACTAGGCATCAATACCCTATTAACTGAACTACAAAAATATAAACAGCAACCAAGACCATTTAAGACACCAATGACCATATCTGGTCAAGTTGAAGTCAAGACTGCTACAAAAGTAACTGCATTGACCAAAGAGCAGGCTAAAAATCAGGCAAAGATTCTTTCTGACAAGAAACTATCTGCTGCTATTGACAAGGCCAACCTAGCTCTCAATAAGGGCACTGATCTATTTAACCTAGATGCTATCCAGTTAAACGCAGCAATGATTAACCAGACTGAGCAATTAAGCAAGGTCACATCTCAAGGGCAACTTCTAGCCATTACTAATGACATTGCTCGCCTTAAGATTAAACAAGATATTCTCGCTCTTGAAGATGCTATTGCTTCTAAGGATGAAGCCCGCATTACTGCTGCAACCGCTCAACTTAACAAAGACCTTCTTATTTTTAGTGCATTACAAAATCAGAACCTTAAACTGGCTGATATTAAATCAATTCTTGATTCCTTAGTGCCTAAAGATTTAATTAATCTGCAAAATCTATTAAGTGCCATTGCTTTATTACAGCAATTATTAGCCTTACAAGCAGCGGGAAGTTCTTCTGCTGCTGCTGGAGCTTTATCTACTGTTGCCAAAGTCGCTGCAGTGACTGCAAAGCTACCAGCGAGTGTTAGTGCTTCAGATTGGTTTAGTTCTTTAACCCCATCTCAAAAAGCAGAATTGGGCGGTTATGCTCCCAATGTAGGTTCTAATGTGCCTAATGTTGATCCAGCAAGTTCTTTCGGTTCTGGAGCAGGACTAGGTACTAATGGTTCAGGCCGACAAGTACCAGCAGGCGTGGTTATTAATGTGACTACAGGTATTGGAGACCCTAACGCCATTGCTGAGGCAGTCAATCAAGTTATTCAGGATGCAGTAGATCGTGGAACTTTGCGTGGCGGGGCTTACTAATGGCTTGGCTACCAGAATGGCGAGTCACAGTCGGTGACAATGTTTATACCAGCGTAACCAGCGTTAGTTACTCTACTGGTCGAACAGACATCGACAGACAGGCCACAGCAGGTTATTGTCAAGTAGAAATCATCAATACTGACGGCACTCCTTTTACAATCAATGTCACTGAATCCATAATCCTTGAACTCAAAAACACATCTGGCACTTACATCACTGTCTTTGGTGGTGAAGTATCTGACTTCTCTATTGGCGTTCGTAGTCCTAGTGATGCTGGTTTTGTCACTACTGGCACAGTCTTAGGCATTGGCAGCCTTGCAAAGCTGACTAAAGCTGTCTATAACACTGCTTTGTCTGAGGGCTTAGACGGCGCACAGATTGCAGCCATCTTATCTGGAGCCTTGAACCTTAATTGGAATGAAGTAACTCCTACGACTACTTGGGCTACTTATACACCTACAGTCACTTGGGCTAATGCTGAGTCTTATATCGGTACAGTCGATTCAGGTTTTTACACTATGATTGCTTTAGCAGCTAGTTCAACCGCTAAAAGCCAGACTCTTACAGACCAGATTGCTAACTCTGGGCTTGGTCAAGTTTATGAAGATAATTATGGCCTTGTCTGCTTTGCCGATGCAGACCATCGATCTAACTATCTTGCAGCTAATGGCTATACATTCTTGGATGGCGATTACGCAGTGCCAACCACTATCAAATCTACTACGGCAATTTCACGCATCCGTAACAGCCTTATCTATAAGTATTCCACTGGCTACGGTTCCACCTACAGCACCGCTGATACCGATTCTATTGCCCTCTACGGCACTTATGAGCGTTCCACTGAGTCAAACATCAAGAGCCTTACTGACATCACTGATATTGCCACTAGGCAGTTAAATCTACGCAGAAGCCCTAGAAGCCAGTTGGAAGCCATTACCTTTAGATTGACCAATGACAACATCCCAACTACCATGCTTGACAACCTTATTGGGTCATTCTTTGGTCAGCCAGTCTTGATTACTAATCTGCCATCTAACCTTCTTGGTGGCACTTTCGATGGCTTTGTTGAGAATATAACCATGCGAGCTACACCCAATTATGTGGATTTAACTCTCTACATCACTGCAACAGATCTATCACTCAGCACAACACAGTGGGAGACAGTAATACCATCTTCAACCATCTGGACGGGTGTAACTGCTACACTTGACTGGAACAACGCGACAGGAGCAATAGCATAAAATGGCAACAAGTCCAAACTTTAACTGGCCAGAGCCAGACAATACAGACCTAGTAAAAAATGGGGCGCTGGCAATCCGCACAGCTATCAACGCTATTGATACATCAATGGTTGATCTCAAGGGTGGCACTACAGGACAAGTCCTTGCTAAGGCAACTAACACTGACATGGACTTTAGTTGGGTAGCACAGGATGATTCAAATGCTATTCAGAATGCAATCGTAGATGCTAAGGGTGACATCATTGCTGCAACAGCAAATGATACCCCTGCTCGTTTAGCCGTTGGTGCTAACGATACAGTCCTCACTGCCGATTCAAGCACAGCGACTGGATTAAAATGGGCTGCAACTTCAGCTTCTGGAATGACTTTGATTAACTCGACAAATTTTTCGGGGGCAACATCTTTTAGTGTTGATAACGTATTTAGCGCAACATACAAGTATTACAAAATAATCTGCACCAATACAGGTGGTTCTGGTGGTGCAGCGCAAATTAACCTTAATTTCCGTACAGGTGGAGTGACTAATACTGCATCATCTTATTCATACGCTGGACAAGCAAGACTTCTCGCATCAGCAACATCTGATTTTTCAAATGGTACTACTGGCACAAATGCTTTTATTTGGCGTACTAATGGATCAATTTGGTCAGGTACGCTTGAAGTCTATAATCCTTTTGCTACTCAAGCTACATGGTTTACAGGAGCAAAAATGGACGATTATGAAGCAGGCACGGTTGGCGGATTTTTCAATAACACAACATCATTCGATGGCTTTCTTATTACTAACACAGGATCAACAAATATCGCTGGAAACATCAAAATCTACGGATATAAGGATTAGGAAATAAAATGACAAAGATTTTTTCATCCAATGCAGCAACTGGTGAGCAAGTGCTACGCGATATGACAGCAGAAGAAGAAGCTAATTATGTAAATATAAAAAGCGATGCTGATGCGTTAAAGGCTAAAGAGGAAAAAGCCAATTCAGATAAAGCAGCTTTGTTAGTTAAACTAGGCATAACTGCTGATGAAGCGGCTTTACTACTTGGATGAAGCCTAAACTTTCTAAAGCTGCAATCCAGTTAAGAGAGCAGATAGATGATTCCTTCCCAGATCGTGATAGGGCATCGGATGGTTGGGTCGGTGATACCCGACACGCTGCTCGCAAGTCTGATCATAATCCAGATGAGCAGGGCTGGGTTCGTGCCATTGACATTGACGCAGACTTATTCGGTGCAGGAGTCAAACCGCATATCATGCCAGACCTTGCAGATCAGCTTCGAATCAGTTGCAAATCTAAGGCAGAAAAGCGCATCTCGTACATTATATTTAACGGCAGGATTGCGTCTCCCATTCTTAACTGGAAGTGGCGCAACTACAGCGGGGCTAACAAACACACTCACCACATGCATGTCAGTTTTAAGAAAGAAGCTGACCTTCTGGGTGAGTTTTTTCAGATACCTATGCTAGGAGGAAACTAATGAATATGAAAAGCCCTTATGTCCTAACTGCTGGAGCATTCCTATCAGCATGGGCTGCAACTAATTTCGCAGCTGACTATCGCTCAGTTCTCTGGGCTTTACTAGCTGGTGTCTTTGGATACGCGACTCCTAAAAAGTGACACAATCTGATTTCTTTACGCTCTACCTGACAACATTGGCAATAGTCGGTGGCTTGTCTGGGTATGTCATTACTCATTTACTGGGTGAGATTAAAAGACTCAACACGCGAGTCGATGAAATCTACAACATCTTACTAGACAGGTAACATTCTGCTATGGCAAGAAAAGCAACTAAGGCATTAGAGGAACAAGGTTACTCAAAGCTAGATGCTTATTGCATTGGGCTTTATGAGTATTTCTGTAGTCTTAAACGAGCAGGCTTCAAAGAAGATGTAGCCATGTTTATGATTACTGAACCTCAGTCTTATCCTGCTTGGATATTGCCTGACCCTATCGATCCAGAGAAGTTCGGCAATTACGAAGATGAGGACGATGACTAAAGCGAGATATTTAATTATCAGCGACCTTCAGATTCCATACCATCATGAAGCAGCTGTAAAGAATCTCATTAAGTTAGTAAAGCGAGAGAAGTTCGACCTCATCCTGAACACAGGTGATGAGCTTGATATGCAGAGCCAGTCTCGCTGGGCTCAAGGTACTAAGTTGGAGTGGGAAGGTACGCTAGATGCTGACAGAAGCCTTGCGCAGGATATTCTCTATGAACTCGGCACAACAGATGTCACTCGGAGCAATCACACAGACCGCCTATACCACACATTATTACGCGCACCTAGCCTCATCGGATTACCAGAATTGGAATACGCAAAGTTTATGGACTTCGCTGGACTCGGAATCCGCTTCCATAAAAGACCATTCGAGTTTCACAAGGGATGGGTCTTAGTTCATGGAGATGAAGGATCAATGAACTCTAATGCTGGACTCACAGCTTTAGGGCTGGCTAAGAAGTTCGGCAAGTCTGTTGTCTGTGGTCACACGCACAGGGCAGGCATTAGTGCCTTCACAGAGGGCATAGGAGGCTCATACAGGACACTTTGGGGCTTAGAGGCAGGAAATGTCATGGACAAAAAGAAAGCCTCTTATTTAAAGGCTGGAGCCGCTAATTGGCAGATGAGCGTGGCAGTCATAGAGACGCATGGAGACCATGTATCGCCCATGTTAGTGCCAATCAACAAGGATGGGTCATTTACCCTTTATGGACGACTTTACGCTTGATGTAGTTCGCACCATCGACACGATGCTGGATGAGGTAGATTCGTTACCATATCGTTATCAAAATGTCCGTTAATTAGTCTGGACTCTGTGCAACACTAATCCTGTAGCCAGCCGAGGGCGTTGGCACAGATAGGTACAAAATGAGCAATAACGATAAGCTGCTAATTATCTGCCTTATTGGTGCAGGTATTAGTTTTATAGTGTATGCAGTTTCAGCATACAAAGAAGCCTACGAACGCGGATTGCGCGAAGGCTGGCATAGGGGCAGAGCAGTCAATCGCTCAGAGTTTTGGTCAGAATGAAGCATGGAGAAATACTTAGTCATGCCACTGATCTATACAAAGACAGAGGACTCGCTTACGGCCATCCAAGTGACAATATGGCACGAGCCGCACGACTCGTCAGTGCATACCTTGAAATGCCAGTGGAAGATTACCAAGTCGCAGTTATCCTATCGTTGGTCAAAATTGCCAGAACCATTGAAGATGGAACGCGAGTTGATTCATGGATAGATGGAGCAAGTTATCTAGCAATAGCTGGACAACTACAGACAGAGGAGAATGACCTATATGTTTAATTTAGCCGATTACGAGCCAGTAGAGGTGAGACTTGAAAAGTTTATTAAGGACTATCCAGATTTTCGTATTAGCACTGAGTTGGAAGTTGTGGAAGCTACTCGATACATCGTTAAGGCTTATCTCTTTAAGACTAGCCAAGATAGCATCGCATGGGCAACAGGGTACGCTGAGGAGACGGTTAGCTCTAGGGGCGTCAATCAAACTTCTGCATTGGAGAATTGCGAGACATCTGCTATTGGCAGAGCACTTGCAAATGCGGGTTATGCTCCTAAAGGAAAGCGTCCTAGCAGAGAAGAAATGAGCAAGGTTGCACCCAATCACCCAGTTCTTAAAGTAGTTAAGCAAGAAGTACCGCCTGCACCACAAGACATTAAAGAAGGTGATGTCGATTATTGGACTACACCAATCGGATCATCTGTCAAGACTACACAAGCTCCAGTCACACTAGAGACTGCAATGGCAACGGTGACAGATATTCTAGGAACCGCAGAAGCTATGGATGCACCTAGTTGCAATCATGGTCACATGGAATGGCGCACTGGTCATTCTGCTAAAACTGGTAAAGATTGGGCTGGATTCTTCTGTGCCACAAAAGGACAAAGTGGTGGAATGGATAAGTGTCCAACGCATTGGTATAACTTAAGCAGCTCTGGCAAGTGGGAACCACAGAAAGCGAGGGTATAATGGGATATGCACAGATCCATACTCCAGAAGGTTGGGTTGATGTCGAGGACATTCCTATGATTGAGACAGTTAATTGCCAACTATGCAACGAGCCAACACAAGCTTCTGACATCACAATCACTGCAAGAATCGTTGAAGGTGTTGTCGTTGCAGGCACTTGGTCTTGCAATAAATGTAAGGCAGTCAATGGATAAGGAGACGCTATTGATGTTATTAACATTAGCTCTATTCATTGGTGGAGTTGCAATGGGCTACATGGCTGGGATGAATCATTAGCCAACACAGAAAGCACAGAGGTTTTCGCACAGAGCGAGTTGTTGCTGAGTACCTATCGACTCAATGGCAGGGCGCATGTGTGGGAAGGGGTAGTGGCAAGGATATTGTTAATGTGCCATTCGATGTTGAAGTCAAAGCCCGCGCTGGATTTCAACCGCTTGCGTACTTGAAGCAATTAAAGGCTCGGACATCCATTTCGGGGGAATTGGGATTCGGAGTCATACGGCTAAATGGGC